TTTCCGTTTCCGGCAATGGAACCGGCGCAGAATATCTTCTGGCCGGAGACCTAGAGCCAATTCCCTAAGAGGACAACATGAACTTCTCGGCATCCGAACTCAGCTTGGTCCAGGAATATGCTAAGCGGGACGACGTTCCTGTGAACGCCTGCTTGGCCTTTATGGCAGTCGAAACCAATGGCGTGACCGGCACGCTTATTGGCGGTGTCATCAAGGCCATTATCCGTTGGGAGGGCCACTATTTCGACAAGCTGGTGCCCGCCAAGCTACAGGCCAAGGCCCGCGCCATGGGCCTAGCCTCGCCCAAGGTAGGCGGGATTAAGAACCCCGCCAGCCAAGAAGGACGTTATGAGCTTCTGGCCAAGGGCAAAACGCTGGATATTCCTGCCGCAATCAGTTCTTGCTCTTGGGGCGTCGGTCAGGTCATGGGCGCTCACTGGAAATGGCTCGGGTTCAAGTCCGCCGAGGACTTCGAGGCCATGGCTCAGTCCGGCTTTAGCGGACAGTTGGCAATCATGTTCGCCTTCATGCGCAAGTCGGGCGTGATCCCTCACCTGCGTCGCCTTGACTGGTCTGCAGTGGCCCGTATCTGGAATGGCCCCAAGTACGCGGCCAACAAATACGACATCAAGATGAAGACGGAATACGAGGCGCTGGAAGGTGCAGCGGCAAAAATTCCTTCTTCTGCTGGCATGCTGCGTGCCGGTTCCAAGGGCGCAAAGGTCAAGGACTTGCAAGCGCTGCTGGTCCGCGCCGGGTATGCGGTCAACACAGACGGCGATTTTGGACCGTCGACCGAGCGCGCTGTTAAGGCGTTCCAGTTGAAGAACAAGCTGGACGTTGACGGGGTCGCTGGCCCGCGCACCATGGAAATGTTGCAGCGGTTCCGCGTGACGCCGCAGGAGCTTGCCGGTCAAACCAAGCCGCTGGATCAGCAGCAGGTCAAGCAGGGCTTGTTCTCCGGCATCGGTGGTGCGGCTGGCCTGCAAGCGGCCAAGAGCCAAGTCGACGCGGCCAAGGACCAGCTTGCCGCCTACGCTGGCAACGCATTCATCGACCATATCTCCATGTACTTGGGGATCGCTTCCGCAGTCCTGATCGTCGGCGGCTTGGCCTATGCCGGGTATGGCATCTGGAAGTCGCGCCACACCACGCTCGGAATTGAAGACAAGGTGGCAACCGCATGACCTATAAACTAATCGGCATCGGCGTCGTCGTCCTGTTGCTCATTGCAGCCGCAGGGTATGTCATTCACACGCAGCGTCAGGACGCCGCTGACGACGCGCTGGAAGGAGTGAGGCAGAATAATGACAAACTCGGGCAGGCGGCTGAGGGCGCTGCTATCGATTACGACGATTGCCGTCGTGCTGACCGGTTGTGGGACTACGAGCGGGGTCGATGTGGCGGCGCTGCGAAGGGTGGTCGGAACTGACCTCATATCGGCCAAGGGCGCAACGGAGGCGGACCAAGATCGGATTAACCGCACCGTGATCAGACTAGGCGCTGCCAAAGTCTATACGCCCTCAGAGTTGGCGGCGCACGGGCGGGCAGTACAGCCCTAAAATTAGGAGGCCGCTAGACGCCAAATCTAGCGGCCTCCAGGCGTTTTGTAGGGTGCTTGGCTACGTAGGTAGCCGCCCGCCCTTAATGCGCGCCAGCGGCCTTTGGAAACAATTTCTGGCTAACGCCTTTGCCGTTCGCAGCCTTGGAGATCAGCAGCCGAACCTCATGCGCCCGCAGTTCGCCAAGCTGCTGCTGACGAATGTTGATCCGCTCTAGGAGTTCGCCGACCTGCGCAACTTCACGCTGCTGCTCGTCTTCGAGCTTACGGATGAGGTCTTGCGTCTTTCGGCCGTCTTCGTTGAGTTTGGCCTCGCTGTCCCGGAAGTGATGATCAATGGGTGCGACGATACCGCTCGCAACGAGGGTTGGCTGACGGACAGGAGTAACTCGTCCACTGCTTGCAAGTGCGCTCTCAAGCGCATTTTCGGCGGCAAAATTGGTTGCAATTTCTGCGGCGGTCTTTTCCGCAGACTGTTCCTGCGCACTCTTTGCTTCATTGTTCATTTCTCGCTCCATTGTTTTACTGATTAAGCTGCCTCGGGCTGTTCCTTGTGCAGCTTGACGAATTTTGCGTAATCTCCAGCGACAGTAAATATCGCCTTATGGCCGCGCCCGACCATCTCGTTGTGCAGCAGGGTCAGCCCTTCGCGGGGCAACTTCCGCTGCAAATTTCTAAGGGAGGACAATACGCCACTCCGAAAATACTTATACTGCTCTTGGGGATCAAGCTCCGGCCGCACATGGTCAATAATGGCGTCCAAGCTGATCTCGTCCTTCTCCTTAGACTTCAAGGTGACGATGGCCCCAAGGATGGCTAGTTCTTTAGACGACAGACGCATTACGCAGCCTCAGCATAATAAGGATCGAACATTTTGCGAATGTCGTCCAAGACCAGATCAGAAAATTCCTTCTTGGCTTTCAAGTTAGCGAGGATGCGAAGATCGACGCTACGGGAGGCAACCAAGTCGATGAAGAAGGTTGTCTTATGGGTGCCAATGCGGTGGATGCGGTCTTCAGACTGCCAGCGGTCCACGGCCTTGAACGAGTTGGAATAATAGATGGCATAGGCGCACTCGCCCTGCAGATTGAGGCCGGTTCCACCAGCGGCCGGGTTGGAGATGAAAATGTCCTTCCCGGAGTTTTTATTAAGAAAAAGTTCCTTGTTTCGTTTGCGGTCCGCGTCAGAGGTCGATCCGACGTAGTCAACAGCGCGAGAACCAAAGGCTTTCTTGAGCGCAAGATAATCTTCCTTGAAACGACACCAGAAGATTTTCTTCTCGTGCTTACCGATCTCTTCATCCAGTTCCACGGCGCGGTCTAGGCGTGGGTTGTCCAGATAGTTTACGGTGCCATCTTCATCGACAATGAAGCCGCAGGTAATTTGCTGCAAGCGCATGACCATAACGGCGGCGGTATCTACTGTCGCGACTTTGCCGTTGGCCAGCTTGGCGACAAAGTCTTCCCGCAGGTCGTCATAAACCTTGCGCTGCTTGTCGGTCATCTTGAACGTGTCGCGCTTGTAAACCTTGGGCGGCAGATCAAGGTCTTCTTCCTTGGTGGCGCGGAAGGTAAATGGATCAATGCGCTTGTAGAATTGCGTCAGGTTCTTGTGGCTCTGGACCTTCTGGCCACCAAAGCCGTTATCGACCATGTTGCAGTATTCGGCCCGGAAAGCAGACTTGTACTTGTGGCCAATAATGTCCGGATCCAAGTAGAAGAACTGGCCCCAAACGTTCTCCAAATTGGTGGAGATTGGGGTCCCGGAAAGAATGGAGCGATACTCAATGGCATCGCGAATTTTCAGCAGGTGCTCGCCGCGCTTGGTCTCCGGGTCGGCAATGTCTTGGCTCTCGTCCACCAGTCCATAGACATGGTTGTCCAGTGCGTCAAGGAACTTCTCAATGGCAGCAAAGCCTTTCTTGGTCCAGACACCGTCTATGTTGATGGCAAACACCTTCAACACGTTCTTGGCTTCCAGCATCTTGTCGAAAGACTTCTGCTCCCACTTGGTCGTCATGCCCGCCCATGCGTGAGCTCGGTAGGGCACGTTCTCGGGTACGTGCGCGGGCAACTGCTCGTCGATCCACTGCTCATGCACGCCCTTCTTGGTCATGACCAATAGGCCGTCTATCTTATGGTCGCACCACAGGTAAACCGTCTTGTCGATAGACATTTTGGTTTTGCCCGTGCCGGTGCCCATGAACATAGCCGACACAAACAGGTCTTTCAGCTTGGCAAAGCCGCGCTTCTGGAACTCGTACTGCTCATGGACGATAGAGAAGGCTGGCCTTGGGGCCTTTGGCATGACCAGCACTTCGCGCGCTTGGTTGACCCTGGACCTATTGCGCTGGTCATCGAACTCACACTCTGGGAACAATTCTAGCCAGTGCTCGATATTGCGCTGCGTCGTCTCGAACCAATACCCCAAGCCATTCCTTGCAAAGCCCTTTCGGCCGGACACGCGCAACAGGAACGCGGTCAGGCGCGTGCCTAACTTTTCGTCCCTGCCGTAAACGACTTCGCAAGTTTCGTTGTATGCTGTGAGTTTCATTGCCGCTCCTGAACCCTAAACTGCCACGGCCTGCCATAAAAGGCAAGCTATTTTATTGCATCGAGCTAATATCATTTGGATATCTGACATGGCTTCTAATCACTTCGCCACACTTATCCTCATTCTCATTAGCCGCCTCAAACAGCGGCCTATATTCTTCATACAAGGCAGGCGAAAGCAGCACGTATTGCAGCGTACCGGCCACCCTAATGCGCTTGTGGTATTGCAGCATGCCCTCAGCAACCATCGCTTTACGAAGATCATGCGCAGTAGAGAAGACCTTGCCTTTGTTCTCCCGTGCAGCCCAAATTTCGAGCTCGCGAGTGGTCAATGCAGCCTTCACGTTCATGAAGATCATGCGTTCAGCAAGCTCTGCTGCCATGATCTCTTCCGGCGTACGGCTGGCCGCGATCATCTCTTTCTTCTTGGAGGTCATTGGGGCCGGTTCGCCACGAGCAACATAATCTCCGTATTGCTCGGCCCAATGCTTGACAATGGCCAGCCCGCCAGAGTTAAGCCATGAGTTGAACTCGTCGAAGCGCTTGATTGGCCACTTGGCCTCGGTCAGCGTCGGGCAAAGCCAGCGCCGGTCGCTGTCCTCAATCTTCATTGCCTTGGGGCTGTTGGACGAGGCGAAGAAGTGTGCCCAATTCTCCGTCTTGTAGCGCTTCATGTTCTTCTCGTTGACCATGATCTCCGTATCGGTGATGTAGGTCTTCAGCTTATTGTATGCCTTCCAGGAGTGACCTGAATAAATTTCGGCAACAACAACCAGACGGCGGTTCGCCATCCACGAGTTAAACTGGCTTTCAACAATATCGTTTTCCGTCGGGTAGCCGACATTGTTGACGCCGACCAGCGGGGCAAGGATGCGGTTGGACAAGGTTGTCTTGCCGACGCCCTGCGTTTCCGTAATCATCAGCAGGCCGTAGCCCATGCGAATTTCCGGACGAGCTATGAGGGTGGCGCACCAACGCAGAACTTCCCGCCGCTCGTCTTCCCGTGGCACAAGGTATTCCATGAAGTCAATGAACGGCTGCGCGTCGCCTACCGCTGCCTTGACACTGGAAGGCATGTGCATGTTTATCGCCGAGGTCTCGCCTTCGGTTACTTTCCGACCGGCCACATCAGGACGATAGCAAAGCCGAGCCATACGGCCAGAATAAGTCGAATTGAGAAGACGGCACGTATCTGCCACATGCGAAAATGCGGCAAGCATCTTATTGACGACCGTGTCAGTACCCAGAATATGAGGGCGCTCAACATTAACATAGAGATCAGCTTCGGGGACATAAGCCCATTCCTCAGTTACGTGTGGACGGATGATCGTGATCGGCTTGCCCTTTGGCTGCTTGATCTGGTCGGTCATCCAAGTTGCCGGGTGAACGCAGGCGTCGAACGACGGGCCGATGTAGAACTTCTTTCCATCGATTTTGCTGAACATACGCTTGGGGAACGGGTCAGCCAAGTCAAAGGCCGCAGGCCATTCGTCAGTGAACTGCACATGGAATGTCTGCATACGCAAATGCACAGAGATTTTGGCCACGGCTTCACGCCCCGGCTTATCGTTGTCTGAAACGATATAGGCGCGCTTGACCCCAAGGCGATTGAGGACTTCCCAATCCGTTTTGTGCGGGTTGAATGCACCGCCAGACCAGCCAAGGTGTGCCCCGGCCTTGAGCTCTTCCAGCCATGGGTGTTCCTTGTTTTCGGCAACGATACGTTGGCAGGCACGCGCCGCCTTTGCGCCTTCATGGATGAAGACGGTGGTGTGGTCGCCAATGGTTTCCAGACCATACAGCGGCAACTTGTTCGGCGGCTCAGCCGGACGCCACTTGTCGTCGTCCCAATAGGTCCAAGGAACGTAGCGCTTTTCATCGGTATCGGTGCGCGGGTCCAGACGATGCTGGAGCATCGTGATCTGGCCAAACTGGTCGCGGAACTCGAAGATGCTTTCGATGTCTGCCTCAGCCAGTTGCGGCGGCAGGTTGATCGCGTTGGCAAGCTTCTTGTAGTTGGGGAACTCTACCCGGCTGAACGCTTCCTTAATCTGGTTGCGCTCGTCCTCGGTCGGTTCATAGCCTTCCGTGGCATAGATGGTGCCATCATCATCGAAGTCGATGCGGCCAGCTTCCTTGAAATACTTGCCGCGCTTTTCCCGGATTACTGCTGACTTGAGACCGGATGGTTCAGCTTTGAACCGCCGGAGATATTGAGCTACCTCCGGAATGTCATAAAGGCCCGAGATTTTCATTTATTATCGCCTAGAAGCTTGTCCACGTTTTCAATTACTTCACCCAACTCTCGCCGCATGCGGAGCAAGTGTTCACGGGGCAGTGGCTTCTTGCGCTCCAGCGCCAAGGAGGTTTCTCTGACTATATTGGCCGTAAGTTTGAGCACCTGCTCCAGTATTGGTCCCGCCCGCATTCTTCGTTTCTTCCTGCTCAGGTTTGTGGTTCGGGTCCATATCCCCAATGTACCGAACCATTTTAATGTTAATCATTCTGAAGTCGCGCGGCACGGTGCCCTTGATAGCATACAGGGCTTTGTTGGCGCGGCCTCGGTTGATGATCGGCTTGGCTAGAACCTCGTAGTCGAAGCGGCCGACCTTGGCATAAATGTTATCGGTGTCGTCGGCCAAATGCAGGCCGAGCGACAAGTGCGGACCGTTCACTCGATAGCCGCGCTTGGCGACGTTGAGTTCTTCGTTTTCGTCTTTAGGGTTGATCTTTGCCAGAGTGACAAAGACAAGAACTTCATATTCCTCACCAGTTACCTGAATGTCTTTCAGTGGAACCGGCGCGGACAATATGTTGCGCTCACGAGGGTCAGGCATGACCCTGCGGAAAGCATCCGCAATTGGCGCTAGACTGTCGACCTTTGTAACCGGGGCCTCTAGCAGCTTAGCGGCACGGGCGGGCAGAGGCAAGTTCAGAGCGCGAGCGCTGAGAATTTGTTGCACAATTTTGGGGCCGATCCCCTTCACATTCTGCACCGGACCGATGAGCACCTTCTCTCCGTCCACCACACCAACGACCCATTTGTCGGTGGAGAACTCAGGATGAACCGGCAAGTAGTTGACGCCTTCCGCCTGCATTTCACGCAGGGCTTGCAACTGGCGCTCAATCTTGTCTTGGTGCGTCAGCGTCGCGGCTGCAAACTCCATCGGCCAATGCGCCTTGAGGTAAGCGCACTGATACGATATGAGGCCGTAAGCGACCGCGTGTGATTTATTGAAGCACCACGCACCGAACGCGCACAGGCTGTCCCATACTTCGAAGGCGACGTCAAAGGGCACGCCTTTGCGGACACATTCTTCCTTAAACGGGTTGCCAAACTGGTCGAAGAACTCGCGCCCCAAGGACTTTGACATGGCTTTACGGAGGTTAGAAGTGTCCTCCCACGATAGACCACCAACTTCACGGACGATGGACATGATTTGTTCTTGATACACGACAACGCCGTAGGTGTCGCGTAGATACGGCTCGAACACGGGATGGGGAATGTTGATCGGTTCTTTGCCGTTCTTCCGCTTGAGGTAGTGAGACGTCGAACCAGAAGAGAGTGGTCCCGGCCGCGCCAGAGCCGTAAGACTGACAATGTCGTCGAGGCACGTGATGTTGACTTCTTTGGCCACGCGCTGTAGCGCCGCGCCTTCAAACTGGAAAATGCCCGAGTATTTCCTCTGGTTAAGGACATCAAAAGCCGCCTGATCGTCTAGAGGGATGGTCTCGATGAACTCCCTTGGCTTGCCGATGGATGCAAGGCAGTCCTCGAATATGGATAGCTGCGTCAGACCGAGCGCGTCGATCTTTAGCAGGTTCAGTTCTTCTGCGTCTTTCTTGTCGCAGTATGTGCCGCCCGTGGAGCTATCCACGGCCACATATTCGCGCACCGGGCGTTCAGTAACGATGATGCCTGCCGCGTGCTTGGACTTGTTGGCCGGATGGCCTTCCATGCGCTTAGCAATCTCCATTTCCGGGTGCTCGGTGATAAGCTTCTGGCCAGCCGGGGTCATGGCGATGGTGTCTTCCACGGCCCGCAGTGCGCGTGCGTCGCCCGAGGAAGTTTCAATCAAGCTGTCCAGTACCGGGTTCGTCTTCCAGAACGGCACGCCAAGCGCTGCCCCGGCCTCCTGGATAACGGAGCGCGGCTTGTATAGCGACACTGTGCCAAGCTGCGCCACGCGCTCCTTGCCATACAGTTCTTCCATGTGCTTGAAAACCAGATGGCGGTTCTGGTCCGAGAAGTCGATATCGATGTCCGGCAGGTCAAGACGGTTAATGTCGATGAACCGCTCGAAGAGCAAGCCATACGGGATGGGGTCAATTTGCGTGATCCCCAAGAGCCAGCAGACAAGGCTACCGGACGACGAGCCGCGACCGGGGCCGACGATCATGTGCTGCTTGGCCCACTGGATCATTTCTCCAACGATGTAGAAGTAGTCGCCGAAACCCTTCTCGTCGATTAGAGTGAGCTCGCGCTCGAGACGTTGTCTATATACCGGATCATCGAGGTTGCACCCCAACTTAGCAGCGCCCTCGAGGCACATTTCCCGGAGCGTCTTTGGTTTCTCCGGCGATAGTAGCGTGCCGAGGGGTAGTTCCGCCCTGCACTTATCAAGTGCGGTCCGCAGATTGCTTCTAGCTCCAGCAATCGTTTCATCGGTCGCACCTGTCTTCTGTATCGAAGCGAGCCACTCTTCGTCGGTTTGTATATGTTGATCATAGCTCTGCGTTGAGCTATTGATGCCGATAATTGTTTCGTATAGAACGCGGTCGCCTTTGTTCGTGTACCGATTGGCGCTCGAAGCAATGAACTGGAAGCCACGCTCCTGAGCTTTGTTGAAGTAGCCTTTATAGACAGCCGGGCTAAGCGCGACGTAGGTGTCTTCGTCTGGCTCAATAAGGTCAAGGTTCGCACGGTGCCCGAGAACTTTGACAACTCCGGTTGCACGGGCCACCTGCTCATAGGTGAGGAGCGGAGTGTATCGAAACTGGTTGGTCGCAAGTTCAATGAGTTCGTGTATCGCCGCCACGTTTTCTTTTGCGAAGAAGCTGATTTCCGCAGTGGGCGGCTTTTTATCATGTAGTCCGGTCGTGACATTCAGCGTAACTCCATATACAGGACGCAGGTCTTTCTTCTTGCAGAGCTTGCGCCACCGCACGAAACCGAATGTCGACGCCATGTCGCAGATTGGGGCCGCAGGATAGCCGACCTCGACCAGCCGGTCCATCACTTCCTCGATGTGGCCCGTGGCATAGCTGTAAGAATATCCGGTCATAATGCGCATGGCTCAGCCCTCGTAGCGTGGATTGCGGGTAGCGATCATTTCGTTCAGCGTATCTATGACGCGGGTCGAACTGAAATGTGCCAGCATGGCGTCCGGCAGTATGGTGATATGCGCCTCAAGGCCCCTGAGCATGGCGCAATCCGGCTCAAGTTGTTCGCGGGTGTAGTAGCTTATGCGGAACCCTAGCCCGCGCCCATTGGCACCGTTGCCAAGCGTCACCTGCTGCATAGCATAGGGTGCTAAAACAGGATATTTGCCAGCAAGGAACACGCGGGCTTTGTCCATATGTTCATGGAGGTCAAGCCTGCTGCAAATGAAAATGCTGTGCCCATGACCGCGCTCGAAGCGGGCCAGTGCGTCAATGACTGCCTTTGTGTGACAATCAACTTCCTTCTTGGGGCGCGTTCTCATACCCATCCTCTTTTATACATTTCCAGGAAGCATCGCCCCAAGGCCATAGTGTCTGGTCCGGCGCGGTGGTGGTCAGAGAAGTCAACACCGAACAGCTTCTCGTGCAGCTTACCAAGGCTAAGACGATAACCTTGCAGCCATTCTGTCGCCTCAACCGTGCAGATTACAGGCGGCAGTTTTATTTCCATGCCAAGGCGCATGAACTCAATGGTCAGCATGTCGGTATCGAACGCGGCATTGTGTGCCACGATCAAATCGAACTGGCTCATAAAGTCTGCAATTTCCTGAGCGTGTGACTTGAAGTAGTTGCAGTTCGCAACCATCTCGTCATTGATGCCTGTGATCCGATGAATTTCGTCTGTGATCTTCACTGGAGGCTTGATGAGCAGGGGCAGCGTGGTCCCAAGCTCGTCTTTCTCTGTGTCAGCCTCTACGCAGAAATATTCGATGATATGAGGCTGCTTGGCTAGGGGCCTACCGAAATTATCGATAAGCCCCGTGGTTTCCGTATCGAATATCCCGGCTCTCATTTCTGGACGGGAGGTTCCGGAATTACGGCTGGCGGGGCGGGGTCGGCGGGTTCTCCGTCGAGAACGAGGCTGGCTTCGTCGGCCTCCGTGGACTGTTCGGGAAGCTCACTTGGCTCAACGACGGCTTCCTGATCAGCATGATGAACGGGCTGTCCAAGGTAACTGAGTGGGTCGATGATGAGCATGCGTTCGTTGCCGGTGATTTCGAGACCGGGATGGGCTTCGCTTGGGGCTTCATCCTCGGTCGGAAAGGTGGCAATTTCTGCATCAACCTCCGCCAGCATCGCGGTGTAAACCATGTCATCATGCAGGCTGTCCGAATGTCCGCCAGTATTGAAGTTCTCGCAGTAACGGGTCAGCTTGGCGACCTTCTGGGTCAGCAGTCCGAACCGATTATGGTCATCAATGCCGTCAAGCTTGACGCCGTTGGGAAACAGTGCGAGCATCACTTCGCCATGGCGCTTGTAATTGTCGCCATAGATTTTGTTACGCTCTTCATAGGTGTCTGCGCCCGAGCGCAGTAGTTCGGGGACGGTGGTCATCCAATGGCTCCGTTTCTGACCTGCCAACATTCAATGCCAGCATTGCGCAGGGCTTCCACAACGTCGTCGCGGTCCTCAAGAGCAATGATGGTTGCGTCGGGATATAGCTCCCGCACTTGCTCCAGATAAGCCAGCTTGAGGGCTGGCTCCTTGGTCTTTGGAATATCGAAATTGTCCCGCATTAGCATATGGTCCGGATGCACATTAAACGCGGCCAACTGCTTGCGGGTCTCTTCCCGATACTTCTCATAACGGCCCGTCACCACTACAAGCTCAAATGTCGACCAATAAACAGACGACAGGAACTCGCAGATGAACGGGTGGCACGGGTCCTTTGGGGCGAGCCTTTCGTACTCGTCCCAATCGCCAGCCTTCATGAAATGGAGCCGGTGAGCATTGTCGGTCAAAGCGCCTTCAAGGTCCACCATTAGAACGCATGTCATTCGACGGCCTCAGCCTTAATGCGTTCGCTGCCCCAAATGCGGGCAAGCTCGTCCATAATAACTTCACGGCGGTCGATGAAGTTCTTGGCCTTGGCCATACCTTCCAGCATGTCGCTGACATATGGCCAGTGATGTTCGGCTGGCTGAGAAAGCATGACATTGCAACCGTAGCCGAAACCGCTGAACGTGACAAAGCCGCAATGCCGCTCCGCCATGGAGCCGACAGTGTAGCCAATTTCGAACGCGGTGCCGGGGTCACGATCATCGATGCAGGCGACGACTATGTAGCTCGTGTCGATAGCTTCAATGTTTCGGTGATAAATCTCGTGGGCGACCTTAGCCCGCTCTTCCGGGGTCATGTCCACAAGAACCGGGCTGAGGTCACGCGGGTCGCAGACCGTGAAGCCAAGTTCACGCAGGCCCTTGATAGCAGCATCCATAACGGCGCGCTGCTGGTCGTTGAAGAAAGGTCCTGCTGCATAAATGTCGTACTTATACATATTCGCTCCGTTAAGCTGCCGGGTCGGGGATAGTTTGCATGTAGAGTTCCTGCCACATGCCTTTGGTCAGTTCGCGCTTGCTCATGTAGCCCATGATCTCGGCCCGCTGCTGACCGCTTGGGGCAAGGTCGTTGAAGCCATACCACAAGGGGCAGGCCGGGGCCGGGTCTTTGCCCTCGTGCCGCAGGAGGTTGTCACGCCCTACGGGGCAGTGATCCTTGCCGTCACAAGGCAAAAGGAACGCGCCGTCGTCCCCAAAGGCATCATTCATGGCCCGAATGACGGGTGCCCACAAGTCCTCCTGCGCGATCCAGCAATTGCGCTTCCTTGAGCATGCCCACGGCCATGCTGGTAGGCATTACCATGGCCAAGCTAATGCAGGCGCTCACAGAGCGGTGACAGCGTTGCGGTTGACATACTGCCACAGGGTATCTGTGAACATGATTGGCCGGTGGCGCACAATTTGCGCCCGCAGCACAATCGGGATGCTCTTCAGATACACATGGACAAAGTCGCCCATGCGGGTAGCCTTGTCGTCCTTGTACGGCTTGGAAACTTCCTCCATCTTGGGGAGCAAGTCCGCGTAGCCGTAAGTCCCGATCGGTACGTTATGGTAGATGGTGTCCTTGATCACGGTCTTGAGCCGCAGACCAAACTCGCTGAACATCGACAGCACGGAATTGTCCCGCTCAGAGCCGTCCATGAGAATGTTCTCAACGAACGCATGAATGGCGTCAGCGAAACGCAACAGAGTACGGGCCGAAAGCTTGACGGTGAACTCGGTCAAGTACACCATGGACAGCATTTCGCGGTAGTTGTCCTGTGCCTGCGTCGCCTTGCGGGCCATCATGGTGTCGTAGCACAGCATGACTTCCGGATGGTTGACATACATCGGAGGAACTTCCCATTCCTCCAGATTGTCGACGCGGCTGGTGCGCGCCCATGCCACATGGTCCCTGAGGCTGAACAGCATCTCGCGGATAATAATCGGCACCTTCATCTGGAGGATAAAGTCCTCCATTTCGTTCACTGGCACGTCGATCTTGATGACGTCTTCAATAGAAGAGGTCGTGTCGTTCGGCCGACTGGTGCCCCAAGCCTTAGCGACAAAAACGCCCGTAGGCGCGCGGAGGACCGTAACCTCCATGGATGCTGCTTTGATACCCATGTTAAAACCCCTTGAAGAAAGCGCCGAACTGCATGGTCTTTTCGATGCGAGACCGATTGAGGATGGAGGAAAGTTCTTCCATCACCCAAAGCAGTGGGTCGTCTTTGTCGGCATTGGCAAGCATGGCTCCCATGACCTCGGAGACTTCCTGCGATACGCGCAGGAACGAGCGGTTGCCGAGCATGGAAAATTCAACCATGGTCTTATACACCACGGCGGCAAAGTCTGCCAGCTTGACAATGCGGCCTTCGATGCTCTTGTCCTTGGCCTTGCTCCAAGTCTCAAGCAGCGGTATCTTGAGGACTTCTTCCAGCCGAGTGATGGCCCGCAGTTCATACGCCTTGAGGCCGTCGGTGACCATGGTCGACGAATACTTGGCGGGCCGGTCAATGTCGCCGGTCAGCACTTCTTCAAGGTCGTGCGTCACTGCCTTCTTCAGCAATTCAGACATGCTGACCAAGACACCCTTTTGCCGGGTGCGCTCGCCGATGACATAGGCAAATGCCACGACAAAGCCCATGTGTTCCAGCAGGCTTTCGCGCTTGACCATGTGGTCGCGGGAATAGCGCTGCACATTGCTGGCTTGGTTCAGAATTTCCAGGAGGTTCTGCACATCGCGCTCCACGACATGCTTGGGGTTCAGTAGTGCCTGCTCGGTCTTCGCGTCCATCAGTTGTCGCCCTCGGTTGCGGACTTCTTTTTCTTCTTGAGCCTGCCGTCAACTTCCTCGTAGAAGTCGAACTTGACAATCTGCCCCACGGTCAGCCCAAGCTTTTCGTAATCGATCTCCTCGCCCGCCTTGATCTTCTGGCGGACAAATGCTTGCAGGCTGGAGGCATGCACGCCTTCAACCATTTCTTCTTCGAACTCGACCTCCTCGTTCGGGTCGTATTCTTTCAGCATTTCGCGCACGCGGGCAAAGAAGTCCTTGGCCGCGTTGTGCATGTTCTTGGGGAACCGGACCGAAATGTCGGTCTTGATCAGCGCCGCGCCGCCAGCTTCTTCCAGCACTTGGAGAGCCTGCTCTTTGTCAAACTCTTCCTTGGGCAAGGAGCCGCTGACATAGCTGTCCAGCTTGGTTTTGATCTTGCCATCTTGGCTCTCGTATTTGCCCATGTTGGCATCTTTCATAAGATTGACCAACTCGAACTGCTTAATACGATTGAAGCGTCCCACGTTTACCTTGAGCGCTTCGTTGAGACTGTCGATGGTTTCCTGGATCGCGGCAGCTTCTTGCACGAGTGCCACGATCTTGTCGAGCTTGTCGGAGGAGGCGTCTGCCTCCTCCTTTGCCTTGGCTATGCGTTCCAGCAAGTCCATGGTTACATGGCCTGCCCGGTGTCGGCCTGCGCACGGCCACCGCGACCGCCGCCTTCCGAACCACCTTCATCGAGGGTGGAGGTGTCAGCCTTGGCCTCGCCGTCGTCAATGCTCTTCTTGAGCTTCTCGGCCCGGTTGAAGATCATCTCGGCGAAGGCTGCATTTTCCTCGGCGATTTCCGGCAGGCTCTTGTGCCGTTCCAGGGTCCAGCCGATCCAGCTTCCCTTAGCATTGCTTTCCGGCACGGAGCCGAGCGAATACGAACGGAAATAGAACGGAGCCTGAATTGCATCACCGTTCGGCAGGTTGATTTCTTCCGTGGTCGCCAGCGTCAGCCAGCGGCGGGACTTCTTCAACTGCGTGGAGGTCATGGCAATATAGCTCGGGCGCGCGTTGGCGCTCAAGTTCAGGCCGTAAATCTGCGCGGTTTCCACGACGTAGTTGCCGTTCGGCAGAGCATCGCGGCCCATTGCGTCCGGGCTGGTCTGTGCCATGATGGCGTCGTCGGGGTAAATGTTCTGCAGACCCTTGCCGCTGTCGCGCGGTGCCCATTCAATCCAAACCTTGTCGAAGTGGACCGGGACAAAGATCATTGGCTTGGTAATGATCTCGCTGAGGCCGGTGTCGAAGATCATGCCGGGCTTGTACTTTTCGTCATACTCCGGCTTGCCCATCGTCACTTGGGGGCTGTTGGACTGGATGATGGTCAGGCGAGGAATGAGAAGGTCGTTCGCCGTAACCTTTTCGAGACCAGTCGCTTTGCCAACGAAACGGTTGACGTCGAAACCGGCTGCCGGAAGCTTTTCAGCTTCCTTCATTGCTACTTCTTTAGATGCCATTGGGTTTGGTTCCTGGAGCGCTTGAAAACGGCCTATCCGTTCACATTTTGGCTCAACTACCATGTTTAACCGCTTTTGCAGGCGGTGCAACGTTTAAAAGTTTAAATGTGCTAAATACCTGTTAATAAAGGGCTTTCAATGTGTATAAAATAGTTTGCCTTTTAGCGGGCCGCGTGCCATAGTGCCGCCAGTTAGTTTGGAGCGATCTAACATGTCAAGTGTTGCTATTCGGATGCAACTGCCTAAGATGCAGGCTGCATATAAAGCCGCATTTCAAAATCTGCTGAGTGTCAAACCTGAACTGGAACTGACGCAGCGTGCGGCATTGGACCCCGACTTTATGCGTCGGTTTTTCTCACATATTGAACTACATGGCGTCAACGGGTGCGATCTTGAAAGCATCCATTTCCGCATCACTGCCGCGCAACTCGGCATTCCCAATAATCTAGCAGGCTGGCAAAAATTTCTGAATGCCAAGCCCCAAGGAGGTTCGCTGCTGTGATACTTGAACTGTTACAGTTTTTCTTCCAAGACGGTTGGCACTGGATCGGTGGCCTCGTTTATATCGCTGCCGTGCTCGGTGCGTTCGGCATGGGCTTGGGGCTTATCGTGGAGTTGATCCGTGGAAAGTAAGACCATCAAGATCAAGCAGCGGCTTGACGGCCGCATCGAAGGCACCGTAAATCAGGCGTTTGCCTCCATGACATTCAGGTTCAGGACGGCAGAAGGCGACATGGCCGAAGTCACGCTGGACATTGAAAGCAGCCTTGACATTATCTACCAGCTTGACGGCGGCAAGCAGATCGTTAAGGAGATAAAGAACGAGCGCGCGAGACGCATGCCCCAAAGCCTTTGGGCAAAGATCAAGGAGCACTTCCGAAATGGCTGATGAACGGCACCTGAAAAATCTGGAACAAGAGCTACTTGAAAAAGGTATGCTCATGGAGGCTGGATGGGTAAGCTTCCGGCTTGCGGTCGGTTGGGCCAGTGCCCCGAAGGAACAGCTTGAAGAATGCCGTAACGCATTCTTTGCCGGTGCGCAGCATGCGTTCTCTTCTATCATGAACGTGATGACCGACGACAAGGAACCGACGGAAGAAGACTACCGGCGCATGCAGATGATAGACGACGAACTGTTCGAGTTCCTGGAAGCGTTCTGCGTCAAGCATGGCCTGCCGACGCCAAGGAGATAGCTATGGCTGAGAAGTTCGACGTCTGGCAGTTCTTCCCGGAAGGGTATAACGAACAGATCGGCTTCGATCTCGAAGCACAAGCCGCTGTAGATTTGGCCCTCGACTTTACCCGTCGGCCCGCTGCCATGATTGGCATCATTCAAGAGGTAAGGATCGTCGACAAGCTGGACAACTTGGTGTTCCATTGGAAGTTCGGCGAAGGTGTTGTGTTCCCCAAACCAGAAGATATGGAGAAGTACGAGTGACCTCAATTCTTAGACCATGGGTGCAGCAGCTACCCTTCATGCAACAGGCCGTGCTCATGACGGCGGTGCGGGCGGAGGACGGCACGCCAAAGCGCCATCCCATGAAGGACACGGTCCGCCTGCTGCGGCGCGCTGTATTTATCTCTTCGTTCTCTGGCAAGGAGTTTGACGACCCTTGGGAAGACGAGGGTCAGGGCGGTTCGTTCAGCAAGCCGCTGCGGGCAGACCAAGACTTGCTAAGTGTCCAGGATGCCTTCATCGACGCCCGCGACGAAATGAGCCACCATTACTATACTCATTTCATGCACGCGAGCCACATCGTTGCAATCCATCATCCGCATGGCCTCATTAGGGAATTTTTCCGGGGCGTATATGGGCGCATGGTGCATGCCCTGCACCTTAATCCAGAAACTGACCAAGCCATGCAATTGCGGCTTGGGGATAGCGCTGCACAGTGGAAGGCGCGCGAAGATCGCAGCACCAATTGTAGTGAGTAGGAGAACGAACATGCCTCAGTACAATAAGAAGGGTCGACAAGATCACCTTTACCCCAAAGTGCAGCCGCACGGTGCAGATGTGCTGACGCAGGTCATGCAGGAGAAGGGAATGGATGCAGCCGCCTTGGCTGCGGCAAGCGGGGTCGACGAGGGTATCATCAGCGACCTAATGACCCGCGACAAGACGTTCTCTTACATACTTTCCGAAAAGCTGGCGGTCGCCCTTGGGGTCGGCAAACAACGGTTCTATAAAGCCCATCTTGCGTGGATGGACAGCGGAGGGACGTGACATGGACATTGGTGTAAGGATGTCGAAAACTTCATGCCCGTATTGCGGCAAGGGATTGGACGCGGCCTCTAGCCCGCATCATCGCGGTGCGCGTCCGAGCGAAGGCGATCTCGGCATGTGTGTCGGGTGCGGCGGCTTCATGAAATACAACAAGGAATTGAAGCTGGATAAGATCACGACAGAAGAACTGTTGGACATCGATCCAAGATCAAGAAACGAATTGTTCAAGGCCCATGAAGCGTGGACCATTATGATGGAACGTAGAGGCCAGAAATGAAGAAGGGCAAGTACGAAATAAAGGCAAGTGCTTGGCCATGGCAGAAAGGATTTAACCGCCATGGTCGGATTGGCTCTATCGCACCGCTCAATCCTACAAACCCTAAGACTGGCGCAAGCGCCCGCTTTGGCGGCGGCTGGAAGTACCGGCTTGGCTTTGCCATTGGCAGTGGCGAATATGGCTGGACGCTTATGATCGACCTCTTGTTCGGGACCGTCACGATAAGAAAGAGAAACTATTGATTAGGATCGAAATCTCCAGCAATAGTAAGGACGAGGAAGACACCTTATTCCTTGGTCTGCAAAAGTTCTTCGACCGGGAACTTATTAAGGTCCATTCGTCAAGCGAAAACAGTCTCAGAAAAGAGATATGGATAGAGCCTGATAGGTTCGATATGTCCAGAATGCGCGAGTATGTGGCCGACTAAGAAGACAAATAAAAGGCAGGCTTTGCCATAAAATAGCTTGCCTTTTATGCCCGCCCGTGCGAGGGTGACCCTATTGGAGCAGGGACACATGACGACTAAAGCAAACGCATACGCGGTCTTACAGCTTTGCCTTGACGACCCGGATTTCAGCAACGAGCATGTAAACACCGACATTGTCGGCCACATCGCACAGCACATGGGTCGTCCGGTACTGATCGACGGCCTGTTGCGTCTCAAGGAACTTTGCGCGCACATCGGCTTTGAAGAGCTTGAATACGATCTTTGGCAGCTTGGATTGCATGACCAGTTGCCCAAGGACGTAGTGCTGCGGCACTTTGCGAGGATGATCCTGCGCACGCACGGCCCGGAAGAGGGCAAAGGCGTTCCAAGCAACCTCCGTCTTCTTTAAACGACGAGCACGTTATCCCCAAGCTGCAACCCTTGGGGATCGCGGGCATGTCGCCCTATAACACCATTTGGAGATTACAATGGTCGGCAAACGTTTGGGTGCTTTTGGCGGAATTTTCAACCGTATCAAGGGCAACACCGATATCCTGGAAGGCTTCTGCGCAATCGTCGTGCGCGTCGGTTCGGCTGACGGCAACTTCGACGACGCCGAAGAAAAGGCTGGTCTGGACGCCATCAACGCGATGAGCGTCATCACCGAAAACTTCAACCCGCAGCAGATTGCCGTTGCCTTCGACAAGCAAGCTGATCGAGCCAAGGCTGGCCGTTCCGGTCGCCGCGAACTGCTGCGCGAAATCCAGGAAGCTGCGCAGAAGGGCGGTCCGGAAATTGCCAAGGCTATGATCGTGCTCGGCCTCGACGTTGCCGACAAGAACGGCATTGGTGCGGAGGAAGAACGCGATCTGCGCTTCCTCGCGACCGAACTGCGCGTCGATTACGACCGTTGCCTCCAGGAAGGCTGAGCTATGAAGAGCAAGCTTGTAACCGGAGCCGCCGCAGTCGGGGCGTTCATCCTAGCTCAGTCCTTCGTCGGGTCAGTTATTGCCGATGGCATGCTGACGATCACAGCGGCGGCGGTCGGCTTTGGGGTAGGCTGGCTCTCTAAGAAATGATGGCAGTAAGGGGCCGGGATGCTACCCCTTTAGCCCGGCCCCTTATTGATTGGAGGAAATATGCCAGTAAAGCAGATGAAGCAATTCCCCGGCATGGCCCCGCCGCCCGTGCGGACGCCGCGCTGCAATGCCAATGTCAATGACAGCAGCACCCACGAGGAAAGATGGCGGACAGAGCGCTATGGGAAGAGCGATAGACCTTTTCAGTGCTCTCGGCCAAGCGTGGTTGAGATCAATGGAAAGCCCTATTGCCGCTTGCATGGGGCGCACATCGTCCTAGACATGTATATCAAAGGTGAGTTAGTTGATCGTCCGCCGCCTACTGGTAAAGCTGGAACAGAGAACCCGGTGCGTAGAACCGCCCGCAAGATTTAACCTGCGCTGCGACAGCGCTAGAGTGGAGATAAATTATGGGATCGTGTATAAAGACCGGGGCACATGTGTTTCTGGAAGAATATGGCGAGTTTGCCTACGGCGACATGCACCAGTTCAACGGAGTGTATGTGCTGCGGTCGTCGGGGCAAGGCCCCAAGCCCATGAACGGAATGGCTGAGGTCCATTTCAAGGTAGCGCAAACGCTTGCGATCTGGGACGGAAAGCCGTATGGTGCTATCTTCTGCGCCGGGGTCACGTATTTTGGCTATGACGGCGCACCAATATCGGAGGTACTGCCACAATGGCAAGAGGTTTCAGCAACAAAGAGCGAGGATGCCTGCGAATAGCGGGCATTCTTATTTTGGCGTTCGTGCTGATATTCTTCGCACTGGTGATCTATGCCCCGTAGTAGCGCCGAATGGCGTTCTTTTCATGTGTGGTATCACGGCACGAGATTTAAGGTGGTGCGGGCGGTAAGCCCTGCCATGGGCGAGCGCCGGGTGAAGCGGTACGGGACCGCTGAAATTACGCACTGGAACCGCGTCCCGAGGATTGCGCGGTTTACAGCCTACATCGATGGCAAGTGGATATGGAGCGACACTCAGCTATGGAAGCTAAAGAAACAATTGCGGAAGATCGGATTAAACCGATTATGTGCGTCTGCCCCTTCTGCGGCAGCTACGACGTCGATCCGGAAGGCGGCTTAGGGCAAGACGCCGAAGGCACCATGAAGACCTTTCCGGTCTGCGACAAGTGCGGGGCGACAGCCCCAAGCGTTGAGCAATGGAACAACCGCACCGTCACGACAGAGATGATTATTCTGGCGAGGGCACTCGGCATTAGCCCGCTCCACGATGACGGTGGCGTTCGACGTACCCTTGGGGTCGCGCTGCGGTCCAATCGGCAGATTGCGTACATGCAGGAGATTGCCGAGATCACTGGCGTGGAAACAACCTGGGATTGGGAAGAACTCCGGAAGACCGACCGCATTGATACCGAGGTCGGCTACTGGAAGAACCTTCATGACGGCACTTGGGAACACGTAAGGACGGCGGAATACTGATGCTGTATTTTCTGGTACTGATCACAAACGTAGGGATCACTGTGGTCCCTGAGCCGTACACGCTGGAGGCCTGCGAGCAGGCGGCTAAGGTGTGGGAGCAGAAAGGTATGCGCAGCCATGCATGCCTCCCTTGGTCCGATGACGCCAAGAGAGATTGAATATTGGGAAATGTGGCGACGCTGGCGGGAACTGACCAAGTACCGCAAGAAATGGCCTGACCGATATTTCAGTCCAAGCAGCCCGATGCCGAGGAAAAGCCCCAAGGGTGAGTTCCGCAAGCGACAATATCGGTCCACTGGAATGCAGAAGTATTTCAAGGACCGCAACTATTTCCATGAGAGCGAGGGAATATTCTAATGGACGCGCAGAAGATTTCGGAAGCAGCAAGCACGATGAAGAAGGCCGAGTATGCGCTTGGCTGGTTCCAGCGGGAGCGGGACGCGCTCAGCGCTATCAGGCTCGATACTAAGGGTCAGATTACTTCCGCGCCGGGGCACGGAGAGGCCAAGGGATATCTCCAGGAAGCCATGCGCAAGATGGGTCCGGATATTCTGACGCTGGCCAAGTCGCTTGCCGAGATTGACATTGCAAACTCCAAGGCGACCATTCGTCAAGAAGCTGGTGGCGGCACCGAGGACGGCGGGCTGTAATGCCGCTGACCCTGCTGGAACTGACCGCCGCTAAGGTCATGCTAGATAACGGCCTCAATCCGTGCTACCATGGCCACTTGGATTGGGTCTCTGCTGGCTGCGGCAATTGCGGTTGCCACAAGGATGCCGCTTGCTCTGTGCCGGTGTATCGCTGCACCGTTTGCGGCGACAGTGACTACGGCGACAACGAGGAAGCAGACGAGCAGCGCCGGATTTGCGGCGAGCTACACGGCAATTATCTTGACGAGGAATAGATGAAATACATAATGTTTGAAGACGCAGAAGGCAGGAAGATGCCTGTTATCTTTCCTGAACTTCTGGTTCATGCTGATGTAGCTAAGGTCATTCAGCGGGCAATGCCAAATCCAGTGAAGATCAAGTCGGCGGGTTTCGTGATCCTTGGGGCAGACGTCCATACCCACGGCGAAAGCGAAACGCTCGGTGTAAAAGGCCGCGACATTGACGCGGCTTATATCGTTTCTGGCGATGCCGGGGCATACATGCCAGAAATGATGGTCGAGGGTATCTTGAAGACGATAAGGTCGCGCAATGCAAAAGGAAGATAAGTGCATCTGCCAGTACGACGACTGGCATAACGGCTTTGGTGACAAGAACACGATCCTGCATCGCGGCATGCGGCTGACGGTCAAGGGCGTGAAGAACGTGGCCGGTGCGCCGTTCTATGCGTTCCATGAGACGCCTGACGACAACTGGTTTCTGGCCTCCGGGTTCTTGCCGCTGCGGAACCTGAACTGATGGACGATGACGTCGTAGAGGCGATGGCGCTTTGCAAAGCCCTTGGGGTCCAGGTCAGGGTTCGGGGCACCGACGAAAGCCCCAAGGTGGTATTTACCGACGCCAAGACTTTGAAGCTGGTCGGCACAATTGAATTTAACGCGCGGATGAAGCGCTATAAAAGGAGCGAGAAACTGTGACTGAAAAACTCCCGTTCAAGTATGCCTATTGCTGCAATGGGTCGACCGTATATTGCGATTGCGCAAAGCCGAACCATGGCGAGGCCATGATGACAGCAGCGGAGGCCCTTGGCGGGAACTACGAGGCCGTTCCGGCAAAGCCCGAGGAGCGCGGCCCGCAGAACCCGGTGCATTCGGCGTATTCGATCACGTTCAATTATCGGAACTATCGCGGCGAGGTTGCGGAGCGTCGGGTCCATCCTATCAAGATTTGGTACGGCCTCAGTGACTATCACCTTGCGAATGGTGCGCAGTGGTTCTTGCAGGCATATGATCCGACCAAGGGTGAAGATCGTGACTTCGCACTGAACGATATTATTGGCAGCGCTCGCATCGAAGAAAAGCTACCGGCACCGAAGGAGGACACCATGATCCTCGACGAGAGCGGGCGCATGATCCGGGTCGGTGACATTGTGGCCATGGACACTGAGAAACCGTTTCAGGAAATGCACGGGACTTGGTGCCAGTATGTTGTCGAGAAAGCGCCAGCGGGCTACCGTTTGGGGTATTGGCTTTCACAGAAGGGGCAGGTGCTCCCCAAGGGCTATTCCGGAGGCTACATGTCAGACCATATCATGGATGCAGAAGACAAGGCCCTCAAGCAGATGATCTTCTCCACTGTGCCGGTGCGCTCTCGGAAGCTGCGTGTTATCGGGCTGGCAAGCGATGGCTAGTGCCAAGGTCGACGTTTCTGTCGCCATGTTGCGGGAGATAATCACGCTGTTTAAGGTGGCGGGGATATTCATCGACGGTAGCGCCGAGTGCCCGATGCCGAACTGCGTGCGGCTAAAGATCTCCGGGATCATTGTGCCCCAAGCCGAACTGGTGGACTGCGCAATCAAGCATGAGGTCACCGAGCAGAACTTCTACGGGATAAAGGTGGAGTTCTCAATTCTCCAGAAGTAAAATCCGTTTTGCGATTTCGGTAGAATAAAAATCCGTTTACCGATTTCGCTAGAATAGTAATGGAAACAACTGATGGAGTAGTGCATGCGGTAATTCATTATTGAATGCTCAAATATATAGGCCCGTCATCGTCAGTTTTAATATGGCGGGCCGCTCCATCCTCTGCACTTACCCGGTTTATCCTACAGTTGAGCATGGCAGCGCCGCTCCTGGACCGTGGCCCCAAGGTAAATTAACGCCTAATCTCTCCATCCCTATGGTCGACACGCGCAGAGGCCAGCCAGCCCGCCGCAGCCGTGCAACCGCCTGCCGCGCCGCCGCCAGCGCCAGCACAGGAGCGCGGGAGATGGTTAAAAAGAGAATAAAAGTTTAATAAAATGCAATCGATACAATTTTATTAAAATGATAATAAACTTTTAGACAAATTTGACGCAAATTTTAATTAAATCAGCTTAAAATTTTAGACAAACTTTAGTAAAGATTTAGTTAAATCTGCATAAAAATTTAGACAAATGCTTGACAAATTTTAATCAATTTTGAGCGTTAACCATCCTGAGGATTTCGCTTGCCAAGCGATGAGTTCTGTGTATGGGCCACGCTGTTCTGGCGATTAGTTAAAGTTTTAAACGATCATCCCTATATATATAAAGTCAAATTTCCGCCGCTTGGGGCGCGCCAGAAGTTTTCTCCCAATGAATACAGGCGCTTAGGACAAAAATGCAGAAAGGTCGCATTTTTCTGTTGCATTACTCCGAGGACCGTTTATAACGATGGTCATTGGTTCACAACGAACCCGGACTTAACCCAACCAAACGGAGCATCGGCAATGACAGACGCAGCAAACAGCACCGCAGTAGCAACGATTGCACTTTTCCTCGGCATGCAGGGCGACAAGCTCAAGGCTTTCACGGACCGCGAAACGGCAGTGGCCGACCTTGGCGGCGAAACCGCCCTTTACACGACCGCCGCTGAACTGGCCGACACCAACGATGTGCCGCTGGCCGCGATTGTGAACGCATACAATCAGGTCGCCGGTTCCAAGAACAAGGTGCGCGGCTTCAAGGACCGTGCAGCCGGTTCCACCGCCCTGTTTGGCGTCCTCGAAGACATGGTGCGCAAGCAGCAGCAGAGCGAAGGCCAGAGCGAGACCGAAAAGCTGGCAGCGGCCGTGAAGAACGAAAAGCCGAAAAAGGAGAAGAAGGAAAAGGCCGCTGGCACCGGCGAAGGCCGCTCTTCCCCGCTGGCCAAGAAGTTCTGGAGCCGCAGCGGCAACGCCATTAAGGGCCGACGCCTTGGTGGCACCGGGGTCGGCATCAACGCCCTCCAGTACATCATCAAGAACCCCGGCGTTTCGACCGAGGACTACCTTGCCAACAGCGGCGGCGGTCGTTTTGTCGACCTGCAGTATGACCTTGATTACGGCAACATTGTTGAACTGAAGGGCGCAACCCCGGAAGAACGGCAGGCCGAAATTGAGGCGCTGGCTGAGCAGCGCAAGGCAGCGGAAGCCGCCGAGGCCGAAAAGCAGGCCAAGGCAGAGGCCGACAAGAAGGCCAAGGCTGAAAAGGCTGAGGCCGACAAGAAGGCCAAGCAGGAAGCCAAGGCCAAGGCCGACGCCGAGAAGAAGGCTGCTGCCGACGCCAAGGCCAAGGCCGACGCGGAAGCCGCTGCCAAGCCGGAAGGCGAGACCGCCCCGGCTGAGGGCGAGCAGGCCCCGGCCACCGAGGGCGCAACCGCCTAAACGGTTAACCATATCGTTGACAAAGGGACCCGGCCACTTGCGCCGGGTCTTTTTATTTGGTAGGGTCAACTTGTCTTAACAAAGGAGCGAGACAAGTGGACAGAGAAAAAGACTTTGTAAAGGTGCCCGGTTACAGGCATGCCGGACATAAGTACGGTCTAATGCAAGTGCGCATTGAACCGTTTAAGGTGGTTATGTCGGCGGACTTTACTGACGTGACCGACATGGTCATGCGGCATAGCAAGCGCGACAGTTTGATAGCTGCGGCGCGCCGCAAGCTGGACAAAGCCGCCTAGCGACGGCCTACGCCTATTGAGGTAGGGGACCCGGCCATGTGCCGGGTTTTCTGCTGTTGTAAAAGGCAAGCTATTTTGGTAGGGTCTAACTGGAGCAGTGGAGCAGGCATGTCAGCACCCGTAACAGAGACCGCCATAGCGGCCCGCAGAGCAGCGCGGCCCCTTGGCTGGTACTACCGCACCCCGCGCACCTGCAAACACAATATGAGGCCGTCTCTGGCGGTCCCTGCGCATGGCCTGCCTTGCCACTTGGGGCGCGCACCGGTTGTTAACTTCTCGTTAACCATTAGGCAAAGGAACCGTTTTATTGGGGTTGCATTGGAGAGCGAAAGGGACTAGGTTCATTCTCGTGAACAACACGGGGACGGTCCCCAAAGCTAGGAGTTAAGACAATGGTTGCAGCAGTTCAGAGCATGGCATATTTCGGCGAGACCCCGTGGCACGGCCTCGGGACCAAGCTGCCGGAAGCGGTAGGCGTGGATGAAATGACCACGGCAGCAGGGCTCGACTGGAGCGTTGCGCAGCACCCTATGTTCATCGAGGTTGAGGGCACGGACGGCAAGTTGGTGCGCAAGGCAATCCCGAACAAGGTGGCCGTGACCCGCGAAGACACGCTGGACATTTTGTCGGTCTCAAGCACCCAATGGAAGCCGTTCCAGAACCGCGACCTGATGGAATTTTTCCGGGACTACGTGGAAGCCGGGGCGGCAACGCTGGAAACGGCTGGCGCGCTGCGCGACGGGAAGATCATTTGGGCGCTGGCCAACATTAACAAGGGCTTTACCCTGAACGGCAGCGACCAAGTGAACGGCTATTTGCTGCTGAGCAACAGCCATGAACCGGGGTCGGCCATCCGCGTAATGACAACCATGGTGCGTGTGGTTTGCCAGAATACGCTGAGCCTTGCCCATAGCGGCGGGCAAGACATGTACCGGCAGAGCCACGTTAAGGACTTTGACTTGGAAAGCGCCAAGGCAACGGTGGAATTTGCCCGCGAAGGCGTGGAACTGCACAAGCTGGAAGCCGAGGCGCTGAACTCGCTCAAGTTGTCGGCCTTTGATACCCTGCGCACGCTGGCCAAGCATTTCCAGCCGGAAATGGCAGGCGACGAGGACGTCAAAATTCTGCAGTACAACCCGGACGCGCAAAGCCCGGTATTTGCCGATGTGCTGCGCAGCGTGGTATCTGCACCGGGCGCAATCCCGGAAACCGCGTGGGGCTTGCTGAATGGCGTAACCCATTGGGCGGACCACGTTGCAGGCCGGTCGTCGTCGGCGCGCATGCTGGATAGCACCTTTGGGCGCAAGGCCAAGATCAAGCTTGATGTCCGCAAGGACCTGCTGGAAATGGCCGATTACACAAGGGAACTGGCATGATCAGGACAAACGGCAGTAAGATTAGATTAGCCGGGGTTCATACCCCGGCTAGTCGCCTGCACCGGGTAGGGCAGGAGCAGAAGGAAGTGTTAACCATGTGGATTGATGAGGCCTCCAGCATTGACGAAAATGTTTTGGAGGCCTTGCAACGTAAGGCGGAAATTGCTATCAGAGATCATGTCAAGTGGAACATGAGGGCGGAAATTGAGCAGGCGATACAGAGGACAAAGGGTCCACAATCCCCAAGGGCCGAAAGAGGACCCGAGGGCGACAGAGGCCCTGAAAGGGACATTTAAGCGGGAAAAGGAAGTGCAAGGAAAGCCAGCCTTGGACTTTGTTAAGCGGACCGACGGGGTCTGGGAACTGGCAGGAGCGAGAGCATGAGAGTTTTGTTGAAGCCCGGCGAAACCCTTGAAGTAGGGTTTTATGAGGACGAGCCAGATTTGGCTGGCGCGTGGAATGCACTTGATGGAAACTTTACCATTGAGTTTGAGGCCACCATGGAAGGCGTGACGGCAGGCGCAATCCGCATTCATGCCGACTACCCGGATAGCACCGGGCGAGAGGGGCTGATTTACGAGGAAATTTTCGGCCACCCCGGTCCGAAAGAGGCGGCTTTCTACGAGGCCATTGACCCGCCTGCGGAGCAGCCTGTGAGCGCCGAAATGCAAAAGGCGATGGACGAGGCCATGCGGGAAAGCGCTGAGCGGCCCGTGCCTGCCTACTGGCGGCAAACGCAAGCGGAGAAGTTGGCAGGCGACGCCATTGTGGCGCGCAACCTGCGGGAAAAGTTCAAGCCGCATTTGGACAACTGGACCGACGACACTGCGCTTGCGGACCAGTTTGAAGTTTTCCGCACAAGCACGGAATTTCTGGAGCGGGGCGAAGACGCCTTCCCGGCATGGCTGGAGCCGGTCGAGCCGGAACCGGGCGAACATGCGGAAGTGATTGACGCTTTAAAGGATTGTTAACCATGGCCTCAATAACGCACCTGCGGGTTATCTTTCCGCTTGGCTTTTCCTACCGCAACATGATAAAGACCTTCTGGAGCGAAAAGGAAGGTTGCCTCATGGGTGAGGTACTGCACAAGAACGATTACTGGCTGGAAGACGTTATGACCCCGAACTTTGCCCCGGACATGGAAGTCCATGTCGGGGTGGAGCGGGAGCCAGAAGCGGATATTTTCGGCAAGCTGGTCCCCTGCCCCGCGCAAGGCATATTGCGGGGCGAGTTCTGCGCATGGACCCCGCTGGAACTTAACCCGCGCGCCGGGAGCGGTGGATGGGGCTGGCTGGCCTTCCGCCTGCGGTACGATATGCAAGAAGGCCCGGAAATATGGGAAGCAGATTGGGCTAAGGTTTACACCACCGGCCAAGCCCCGGCTTTCTACTATGCCTTGGAGGGCAAGGAATGAAACGGGCGGTAAAGGCAATGGATTTTGTTGAAGACGACCCTTGCCCCAAATGTGGGGGCAAGCTATGGGTCGTTGATACAGACGGCATTGCCGCAAGCCCGCCTAGATTTTGGCTGCTATGTGCCGGGTCCGGCGGCGACAAGAATTGCGTGGAGACCAAGCCAATACCGGCCGATATGGAGGTAATTGGTGGCACGTAAGAGCAGGATGCTGGAGCGGCTGGCCGAACGGGGCTATGCCGCCAAGGCAGAGCAAGAGGCGTTTAAGATTGGTTATCGTAGGGGCTTTGAAGGGAAGCCCCGCGTGGCCGCACTGCTGGCATTGAAGGACTACCCATGCGCCTATAATGCCGGGTATCATGAAGGACATGGGGACAGCGGCAGGCTGATCTAAAAATTAACCATAAAGACTGAACCTGCTTGCAAATGAGGACAGAGCGGCTAATGTGAAGTCACTGGCGAACACAAGGAGCGAGAGCCATGACCCAGAAGAATGTGGATAAAATCAAAGACAAGATTTCCAAGCTGCTGGCCAAGGCTAACGGCACGGAAAACGCGGCCGAAAGCGCTGCCTTCATGGCGAAGGTGGAAGAACTGCTGACCGCGCACCAACTTTCCATGGGGGACGTTATTAAGAACGACCCGATGGAGCGGACCGTGCTTTTCGTTGCGCCCGTGGCCTACCGCCCGTGGCACTACCTGATCCCGCAGATTGTCGGCGAGTACTACGGCTGCAAGGTGATTGCAGTGAAGGAACGCAACAGAACGCTGATGGTGGCCGTTGGCCGGGAGAGCACGCGCGTCACGGCGGAAATGATGCTGCCGTTTATTGTTGGCCAGTTGCGCGAACAAGCGGCGGAATACCGCAAGAAAACGCTTTACAGCGCCAAGAAATCCATGCACGATGTTTGTGACGCCTTTTGTCACCGGCTGATGCAATTGATTGAAATGCGCCAAGAAACGGCCAAGGCGCATGGCAACACGGACCGCGCCCTTGTGCTGATGGATGAGGCCGACGCCGCTATGGCGGAATTTTTTCCGGACGCCAAAAACAAGCAAGGGCGGCAACTGGACCTGACCGACCTTGGTCGCGAACTGGCCGACAAGGTTAAAATCGAGCAGCAGGTCGGCGGCACGGGCGGCGAAAAACTGTTGCTTGCCGCCGCGAGCTAATATGAACCCGGACCGGGCGACGGCTATAATGAATAGCGGTCCGGTAACGTAAGGCAGGCCCCATCATCCTGCCAAGCGTGGCCCCAAGGTTGACAACGTTCAGCCAGCCTTGGGGTCTTTTCCCTTTTGTGGAGGCCCCAAATGGACGAAACAATTTTAGACAAATTAGACCGACCCGCCGAGGAAGGCGAGGAGACCGAGGCGCTGGAAGTGCTGGCGTTCCTTGAAACGCTAGGCGCGACCGTTATTAAGGCGTGGGGCAACGACTTCCGCGTTTGGGTAGGCAACATTTATGTCTGCCGTATGCCCTTCATCCAAAATCCGAAAAATGCAACCGTTGAGCTTGAAATTGCACAAGAGACGGTGAAGATGGTTAAGGAACACATAGCGAATGCAAGCGCCTAAGATGCAATGGAGACCGGCCCGCGTGCGGGCGCAGGGCGGCGAAGAGTTAATGGCGGGTAAGGTGCAAATCGGCAGCGCCTTTCTAGACGTAATGCGGCCACAAGGTACGCCCGCCCGGTATTGCGTGGTCACCCGCCTGCCCGGTATCAAACCGGCGGAGCAGAACCGGCATAAGCCGACACTGGAAGAAGCGAAGCGCATGGTCGAAAGTATTGCGCGGACATGGTTTGGCTGGCTGGATGAGGAGGGAAGTAATGGCCAAGTATAAATACGAGCGAATTGAGTGTTTCAACTATAACCGCACGCCGGAAGAACTTGCGGAATACTTGAACAATAATGCCGTGCATGGCTGGCGGCTGCAGTCATTGTTCCGCATTAACGAAACTACTTTCGAAATACTGTTCGAGCGCGACGGTTATGCCGAGGTCGCGCAAGAATTACTTGCGACAACTAAGGCAGCGCCGCTGGAGCCGGAAAGCTATAATTTTCCTAAAATTACCCGGCTGGCAGCGGCCAAGCGGGAGAAAAACAACGGGCGGAAGCCATGGTGGCGCAAGTGGTAGGCGGCACGGCAGCGGGCGGCATACGGTTGGCGGCGGAACCCGTGCCAGAGGCCATGGAGCAGGTCGCTGGCGTGGTTTTGCCGGGTTTGGGTATGGCAGTGGCCGGGGCGCTACAAAACGCGCTGGAGGGCGGCTATAGCGGTTTCCTTGTGGCGCATACCGACCACGAGATTGCATGGGACCTTATGGAAAAGGATAGCAGTGTGGAAGCCTTTGCCACCGCTGCCGACGAGCGCGACCAACTGGACCAGTTCCATGCAACTTTGGTTAAAATTATCAAGTTCCTGTTAATAAGGGATTAACCATGATGGCCGAACCTGTGCTGATGCTGATAATTGCGCTTGCGGCGCTTGTGGCGATCATGCTAACAAGTCGGTCATGAACAACGACGGAGAATTTACTCCGTAAAAGGAGGCTTTTAGGCCGTGAAATTTGTGATGTATATGAGCGGAAAAACAAAGTCCACACAATGGCACCGGGAGGAGGACACCCCGGCTGCGGTTGTCAATGTGCCGCTGATCCTGCGGGATCGGGTTAAGCACCTGCTGGAAGGTGCAGAAGCGGTGGAAGCCGAACCGGACCGCCTGCCGTGGGTGGCGACCGACGTTTTGGGCGACATTGCCAGTGATCAAGTTGACGACTGCCCCAAGGGGTCGCCCATGCACGACCTGATGATGAACGTGTTGGACCTTTGCGCCAACGAATGCGATTGTGGCGTGGTCCACATTGTAGGCGGGGCGGCAGCGTGACAGAGCAGCGGCAACGGAAGCCGATACGGCAGAACCTACTGGACATTGCCAAGGCAAACCCGACATGGAACCTTGTGCAGATACTGGAAAAGCAGCGGGAGAAATACCCGCGATATACCGAAACGGCGGCGCGACAAGCGCTGCGGCGGGAAGGCATGCCCCGGTCAAAGCCCCGGTTGCGCAACGGGCGGCAGTTTATTGACCGTTAACCATGGTCCCCGAAGGCGCTTGCCTTTGGGGATTTATCCGCATAGAACGAGATCAGGAACAACGGAGCGAGGCCAATGGCGCAAAAGATAAAGCTGCGGAAATACTGGTATAACCTGCACGGGCTGACCCATACGTTTGAAACGTTTGAGGACCTTGGTCATTGGTTCAAGAAACTGGCCGACGACCGCCGTACGGCTGCGATGGGCAAGCGAACGATTAAGGAAGCTCGCTATCAGGAAGGCTTTGCGGCGGGGCTTGGTATTGCTTCAGATATCATGCTGGCGCTGCGCGTGACCCCAAACGACATGGGCGAATTAACCGTTGACGAACGCATTGCCATTGAGCAGTTGCGCAGCTGCGAGGCCGTCATTGTGCGCAAGGGAACAACCGTGGGCGAACTGCTTAAAGGGATAAAGGCGTGAGAGGCATCGCGTTCCATGTGGACAAGGTGCGGCACGGGATCACGTGCAGCCGTTGCGGGACGACCGCTGTTGCTGGCACCATGTTTGTTGACCAATGGTTTAGCAGCATGGCAGAGTTGACAACTTATGTTAACGAGCGCATGCCGGATATCCCGGCAGGCTGGTCCAGCAACGGCTGGTCTGGCAAGAAGCGGGATTTGCGCTGCCAGCCATGCACGAGCAGTTAACCATAGTCCATGGACCGGGTTGCGCGGCCCGTGGAAAACTGTATTCTGTCCTCAACAACGGAGGCAGAATATGCGTAAATCAGTGGCTATAAGCTTGGCGCAAACGGCGCTCATCGCTCACATGGCAGGGCATAAGCCAAACGCGCGGGTTATCCCTTGGTGGCCAAACGTGGGCCATCCTTGCTGGCGCGTGGTCGTCGGCCATTGGCATGTCTATTTCTTGCATGGCGGCATGTTTGTCAGTGCCACCGCCGCACCGCTGGTCGGGCCACCGGCAGGGCCAGATTTTAGCCTCTACATTCGTTAGGGGTCTGTTAACCATTATCCTCAATGGCGCTTGCTTTTGGGGATAAGTCCGTTATGTTGGTTTTCAACTAAACAGGAGCGAGTGACAATGAAACATTATTACATCAGCTTGGCCTTGGCCGTGGCCGTGGCTGGAACCGGCATGGCGGTCAGCGTGGCACGGGGCGGCGCGCCGATATTTGCCGAACAAAAGTCCGTTTCTGGATTTGACCAGAATAAAAATCCGTTTACCGATTTCGCTAGAATACAACAGTATGACCCGGACGAGCCGCATTTCTGGCGGCTGGCCATTAAAGACGGAAACATTAAAATTGAGGATGACTTTGAAAGCGCTAGAGATTGCTTTCTAAGCACGTTCACAGAGGACGAGCCAGATGGCCCTTGGCGGACATGCGTTGCGCTTGACGAGCCGTCTGAGGGCTTTCTAGCGCTATATATCTCCTCACGTATTGGTCGACACGCGGGCGCGGCTGCTGAGGCGCAGTAGGCGCGGCAATGGCACGGCAGGCCGGGGCGCGGGCCAGCAGGGGCGGGGCGGAAAGCCCTGCCTTTTAAGCAACTTAGACTAAAATTGTAATAAAAGTTTAGATTGTTGCATTTGTCTAAAATTTTATGCGTATTTGTCGCGTATTTTAATTGATCGCATTTTAGATAAATTTGCTGCGCATTTTAATGGCATTTTAATAGATTGGATTTGTGTAAAAGTTTAGACAATTGCAATCCGTTAACCATAAGTCTGGTTTGCGGTTGCGCTTGGGGCAGAAGTGTGGTAGTCGCGGGCGCGTAACGATTTGTTAACCATGTGCTGACAATGCGGTTGCGCTTGCTGGTGGCCCGTGCAATGGTCGGTCTAACAACAACAGCACAAGGGGGCTTTGCCCGTGGAGTTGCTAATAGAGTGCCACCGCGAGGGGCGCAACCAAGATGGCAAGCTTATTGCGCGGGCCATACTGTTTGACGTTGACCCAGACAATTGTTGCAAAACCATTAACGAAATTGCCGAGGTTGAAGTTATTGTTGACCCCGCGCATTGCTACAATCTGCGGCATTTAGCTAAAGTTGTAACGAGATGGGTAGGCAACGAACCGTTAACCTTTATGAACAAGGGGTTAACGTTTGGCCGCGCAACCGCAACCGGGACCAAGGCGCGCATGGCATTGGTGCAAGTGGTGCAGCGCTGGCAACAGACCGGCAGCACACAACCGCCGCCACCGCCGCCCCGGCAACCGGAGCCGGCACAAATGCGATGGTTAACAGATGATGAATGGTTAATGGTTTTGGCCAGCCGAGGAGAACTGTAAAATGCAAGACAATTTGTATGCACTTGCCACGGTGCGGCTTATGGCCCCGGCACGCAAGCCATGGTTAACGATCCGTAAAGTCGGCGGCTTGCTGCACTGGCGCATTGGGCGCTTGGGCGGCAGCTTCTACCTTGCCAAGCGTTAACTGAATTTTAACCACGATCAGACTTGCCGCTTGCATGGGCGGCAGGTTATGCTATTGTCGGTCATCAACAACGCAACAGGGGTTTGCACATGCGCATTTCTAGTTCAGCAATTGCCGCTGCCATGGCTTGCAGCTATGCGGTCGGCGTTTACGCGGTCGTAATGCTGGCTTGGGGGCTGTAACGATGCAGAAACTTTTAGATAAATTTGCGGCAGACCCTACAAAGGCCAACGCGCAGCGCGTGGTCAGGTATGGCAACCGCCATCCCATGTGGCCGGTAACGGCAGGCGGCGAACGCAATATGAAGCTATGGCAAGCAGCGCAGCGCATGGCCGGTCGGGTAAACTAACAAACGGGGCTTAGGCCCCGGCACGCCTGATAGATACAATTTTAATAAAATTTTAGATATCGGGTATGGCTTGGGGCGCATGGCCCCTTGCCCCTGTTAAGCCTTGAACTTTACGCTGCCGCAGTTAACTTTGATGGTGCCCGTGCGGCCGTTGGGCTTGTAAACCACCGTAATAACCCAACCGCGCGTCATGCTAACAAAAGTAAAATCGGTGCCCGCCAAAAGCTTAACGATTTCCGCCTTGTAATCGTTAAAATCTTCATAATCGCGTTCGTCCTGCCAGCGGCCCCGCAGGTACATAATGCGGTCGTCGTTGGCCTTAAACCATGCTTGCATGGCGTCCAGTGTGGGCGTTGCGCTCTGTGTTTGCATTGGTAAAACCCTTGTGTTTGTTTGGTATGATCGACCATACCACATAGGCCCCAAGGTGCAAGCGCAAGCGCCGATCATGGTTAACAGGCAGTTAACAGCGGTCTTAGTGATTTGTTAACCATAACCCGCATAGGTAGAAAATAACTGTTGCATGCTGCCATGGGTATGCTATTGTCGGTCATACCAACAACGCAACGGGGTTTGCACCATGCCAATAACTGTGAAGATGTTTTACGCGACCAACGTTTACGGCCATGTATGGTGCTACGTTGAACCGGCCGAAACGCTGATGTCGTTCACTGGCGAATATGGCTGGATGGACCGCACCGACCCGCAGTTTGGGGCAAACGCGACCCCGGTGCTTTGCAGCGGCATTAACGATTTGGCAACTCTGTTCGAGGAAGAAATGGGCGAGG